GCTAAATCATGTTCAATAGGCATTTTTGTAATATCAGCTGTGCGTTCAATAATTTTAACTCTAAATGGTGATACTGCAAAAAGCTTTTTTAATCTGTCTCTAAATGGATACACTATTTCATTTGCCCAACCATAAATCAATATATCATACTTTTTTTCATATCCTTTGTAGTAAAATATATTTTCAGGAATATGATGAGTCATTAAATAAAATTGCTTAATTTGTTTGGAATAATATTTTACCATAATATCTAATTCAGGACAATCGCAAATACCTATAATATATTCTATATTATTAATTTGTAAAAATTCAAGATATTTTGCTTTTAGATCATTTATATTATAATTGGGTTTTAATGGCTTATTACAATATAATGGTTGGCAATTATTTTCAAAATCATAAGAATAATCGTGTATATCATGACTTAATAATACTTTTGGTATATGTCTAATTTTAGCTAAATAAGAAAATAATTTATCACGATTTAATTTTGTTGTTCTAGTGTTCAATGATATAGCATCAATAAAAATCAATGAATAATCGAAATTTTTACGAGTTTCTAATTCGCGTAAATCCATCACATCATATTGCGAAGACAATATATTTTCCATATAATAAGAATTTAACATAATAGGATTTGATTTTTTTAAATTATCATCCAATAGAGTAATAAATAGATATCTATTTAGATTCGATACTGTTTGTTTAAGTTTAAATGTTGTTTGTAAATCCATTAGTGTCTTGGAATATAATATTTGATTTAAATTATTATTAGAAATAATTTCATATTCACTATGTTCTGACTTTAATAGATTAGACATTGGCGTTATCATATCAGTCTCTTCTTTAAATGAAATAGTAAAACAATATGGATCATTAGTGGCAAATGGAATAGCTTTTTCTTGAATCATTACTTTAGATGCACCATCTATACCAGAATTCTTTATCAAAGGAAAAACTTGCCAATTCATATCATTTAATAATGTATATTTAAAAGATCTACCACAACCTACTACGCGTAATGGATCATTGTATGTGAATTTATATAAAAGCATCGAAATAGTATCACCAACATACCAAAAATTGCATCCGAAATATGTAGTATTGGTTGTTTTGAAATTATTATGAACACAAGAAGCAGAATTCAATGATAAAAAATCATCAGATCCATTGATAATTATACCATAAGGATAAAATATTTTAGTATATTCTGCACCAAATTGAAACTTTTTTGATAAAGGCCTATTTTCTACTTTTATGGGATGTAAATTAGAATAATTTAAATTATTGCAAAATTGTTCATCAGATTCGTTAGAATGTATAACAATTATTTGCGTTTTTATGTAATTTTGATGAGATAATAGATGAAGATTCTTTTCAGTAGTATTATGTCTATGCCACATTGGTACAAAAATACACATTTCTTCACGTTCATCACCATTAATAAACATTGATACAGAATTTGAAATAATTGATTTTTTATTTTGAAAATTATTATGAATATAATCTATTTTTTCACATATATAGTCTATATCGTTTATCCATGCTACAGAATTGGGCATCGGGCCATTATGTAATACAGGTAATCCTAATAGACCCATTTCTTGAACAGTATTAGCATTGCCATCTTGTTCACATAATCTAATTCCCATAAAACAACTTTGATAAAATGCTATCATTTCTTTTTCATTATAGTCTATATTAGAACGAAAAATAAACTCATATTTATCAGACAACATAGTACTAATTTGTCTACATAGTGTTACATTATATATAAGATCATTATTATTTCCATCATATACATATATACGTTTTGATCTCGAATTATTATCAAGAGATACTTTTTTGTATAATGATTTATTTATTAAAGAAAAGTTTATCAATGTAGAATTAATATTATACTTTAACAATCGATCCGATATGGATTTTGATATGGCAAAATGAGTTATATTTTCCAATAATTGTATATGTTCTATATTATTTTTAACATGTGGTATTCTATCATCAACATCTGAACCAGCCCATAAAATGAAACGTTTACCGGTAAAATTTATTAAATCCTTGATATCATTATCAGAATACATACCAAAGAACATTTTATGATCAAATGTATCATTATTATCTAGCAAATTATAATTAGATTTAATCTTATCCTTAAAATATATAATATCATTCGAAACTTGTACATTTTTAATTCCTTGTTGATTAAAATAAATATCCAAATCAAGATCTATAATATCAAGTATTTCTAACTTTTTAGCACTTGATAATAATATTGATTGATAAATATCCGAATTATATACATTATCATACTTTTTATATACATGTTGTGTTGTGATATGTAATATATCTGATGAATAAATAATACATGACATTTGTGAAAGTTCAAATATATTTTCATTCTTTGTAAAATCGAATATTTTATAATTAACTTTTTCTAAGAAATGTTTATTAAAACATCTACAATATATAATGTTATTTATCTCACCAATATTTTTTAATTGATTAATATACATTATATCATCATATGATATAAATGTATTAGATCCTACTATATCATTATTTGCTCGTAAACATTGTTCTATATATTTATAATTAATGAAAAAATTGGGATTAATTTCTAAAACTTTATCATAATTATGAGATTTCAAACTTGTATATACATCTTGATAGCAATTACTTTTATATTGATAATTGTTTTCTATAAAAACATTCCCATAATTAGAAAACAATGATTTATAATTATCGTTGATTAAAATAAATATATAGTCTATTTTAATATTATTTAAAATAAATTTCTTAACTTGATTCAATGCAATGTCTTTATTTAATACATAAATAATTATCGAAAGATTCATTTTATATTACTATACAACAAAAATTTTTTCAGTCATTCAACCTAAAAAATAATATTGTTGTATTATATATGAGTTTTTTACCAAATGTTGGTGTTGTGGGCGTAGGTTTTGTTGGAAATGCTATGAAAGAATCATTTGGTATGAAAGGTCTAACGGTAAAATGCTATGATAAATTTAAAGATGGTGGTATTGGTACCTTAGATGAATTAATAGATTGTGAAATTTTATTTTTATGTTTACCAACACCATATAATAGTGAAATGCAAGAATATGACAAAAGTGCAATATATGATGTATGTGAAGAATTATCAGAGAAAAAGTTTCGTGGAATAACAGTAATAAAATCTACCATAGAAATAAAAACAATGAATTATTTAAAAGATAATTATCCCTTAAAATATATTCATAATCCTGAATTTTTAACAGCAGAAACAGCATTAAAAGATTTTCATAATCAATCACATATTGTATTGGGAATAGATGAATCGGTAACAAATATTGATGTTCATTATTTACATACATTCTATAATACTTATTATCCTGGTACAACAATATCTATTTGTTCAGTTAATGAATCGGAAGCTATGAAATTATTTTGTAATTGTTTTTATGCTACTAAAGTTCAATTGTTCAATGAATTATATTGTTTGTGCGAACAAATGGATATTTCATATAATAATGTGACTAAATTAATGATTGGTAATGGTTGGATTAATCCAATGCATACTATAGTTCCGGGTACAGATGGTAAAATGTCTTATGGTGGTTATTGTTTTCCTAAAGACACTAATGCATTAAATGAATTAATGAAAAAGCATAAAACACCTAATGCTGTGTTAAATGCTGTAATACGGGAAAGGAATGAAATGAGGGAAGACAATGAGAATTGCTCGTAAGTGACAATGTGAATTGTACATTCATTGCAAAAAAATTGAAATAATATATATGTGTTAAACATTTATATTATTATTAATGGATACTAAATACAATACTTGTTTATTTTGCCGTAAAGGTAACTTTCCCTCAACACATCCCATGGTAGATAGAAATGGAAAAACAATATGTAAAAAATTACTTGGAACAAAATGTACATTTTGTAGTGAATTTGGTCACACTATTAAATTTTGCAAACAATCTAAAATAAAACAATTTGAAGCAGAACAATTTTTACAATTTAATATATTAATTAATGCAAAAGCAAATAATATAATAACTAAAAAAAATAGAAATAAATACAATAATATACAGAATAAATTTATTAATTTTTTAAAAAATAAATTTGGTTCAGAATGGTTAAACTTGACATTAAATACATGTTATGATTGTGTATTTTTGCATAATATAAGAATTTATGAAATGGAACAAGATTGTGCAAATATTAGAGAATTGGCCACGTGGTTAGGAAATAAAGAAATTCAATTACGTAATAGATAAATCTATCCAACGAATAGTCAATATATCATTTTCATCAGTTATAACAATAAATTGTTCTTTTATAAAATATTCTTTCAACAAAGTCCAATCTTTAATTGACAATTCTTGTTGTTCATCAATAATTCGAGTGCAAGTTATATATCCTCTTTGGTATTCTATATCTATTTTATTATAAATTGCATCAATAAATAATTGCAATTTAACAGAAAAATTTGTTGGATAAAAAGGTTTTTTAATTTTATCAATTGTCATAGATTTTAATGTTTCTATTGATTTATAAAAGTGAATTCTTCTAGGTTTTAAATCATTATTGATAATAATACAGTCATCAAAAACAGTAGATTCGTGTTGTCCCATTTATATACTATTAAGTATGTATTAATTAATCAATAAATCAATAAATCAATTATTTATATTCATAGCTATAAAATCATTCATTTTTATTTGAACAGTGGCATTTGCTAACCATGGACATCCATTTGCTAACGCATATTTCAAACAATCTAAGTATCCATTTTGTGCTGCCGCCTTTAGTAGCCGATATAGATATACGTGCATTAAAATCATTTATTACTTGTCCAATTATAGCAATAGGTATTTCGATATCATCAATTTCACCATTCTCTTTCATTTCATCTATTAATTACGAATGTATATTCTTCCACATAATATCGCTAAATTTCATTACATACTGTCATTAGACAATTGATATCAATTTAAATTAAAATTGATATTTATTCATTTAATACTATGGCTATTAACAAATTAACAATGAATAGAAAATATCAGTTCATAAATGAAGATCTACTTGAACATCGATCAAATTTACCATGGGTAGAGAAATATAGGCCAGAATTGATCAATAATATAGTATCACATGCTAAAATATTGACTATACTTACTAATTTAATTAATAAGAATAATTTTCCTAATGTAATATTTTATGGTCCACCAGGTACAGGTAAGACCACTACTATTTTAGCATGTGCTAAACAAATGTATGGTGAATCAATAAGTAATATGGTTTTAGAATTGAATGGATCAGATGAAAGAGGTATTAATGTAGTGAGAGAACAAATTAATTTTTTTGCACAGAATAATGATATGAATGCCGATGTGTTTAATATTAATAAGAAAAAACAAAAGTTAGTAATATTAGACGAAGCAGATTCGATGACATTTGATGCTCAATTTGCTTTGAGAAGTGTAATTGAATTATCTATTAAGACAACTAGATTTTGTTTGATTTGTAATTATTCAACAAAAATTATAGAATCATTACAATCTCGTTGTACTGTATTTAGATTTCCACCCATTCCTGATACAAATCATATTGAACATTTGAATTTTATCATTCAACATGAACAAATTAATATTGAATCTGATGTGATAGAACGCATTGTTAGTATATCATTGGGTGATATGAGACGATCCATCAATATATTGCAATCGTTGTTCATGGTTTATGAACATAATAGTATAGATATGAATATGTTGTACAACAATATATGCCAACCATTACCTCAAGAAATGACTACAATAGTTGAAAATATATTTTCAGTTAAAATTAGACAATCATTTGCTTATGCAAAGAGAATTGAAGTAGAAAAATCACTTAGTATCAATGATATTCTAAATAATATAGTGTCATACATTGTTACAAATAAGATATATGGTGTAGCAAAAACAGCTCGTGTCATATCATTACTTTCTAATATAGAGTACAATTTAGCTGGTAATACAAATTATCATATTCAATTATGCGGAATTATTGCAGCGTTAAAAATGTAACTCGTTCATTTTATTCACAATATTAAAAATGTATTTTCTTTAATTTATTTATATTCTATTATGTTATATGTCATTTAATAGAACTTTTTATGACGATTCATTAAATAAACAAAGTAGTTTATTAATCGTTATAGATAAACAAACTGAAAAACAAATGAGAGAAATAGTTGATAGATTTATAGAACAAAAGAAATTGAAAACATTTACTTTTGACTTGGAATTTAATCAATCAAAGCAACATAAAACAAATCGCGTGATGGCTCTAATTCAAATAGCTTTATTTATAGCCGATGAAATATTCATTTTAATAGTTGATCCAACAATAATGTGCAATTTATCAAATAATAAAATCAAGAATTTGTTCAGCGATAAAAGTATAAATAAAATAGGTCATGGAACCGATTCTTTAGATATTCCAGCATTACAACTATATTTAGATAATGACGAACATTTTATGAATTTTATTTTATCATTATATGATACACGTTTTCTATGTGAATATATTAATTCAATGACAGATAATAGATTGTGTAATATATATCATTGTTTAGAAACATTTAATGTTGTATCAAAGAAACAAATAGATTTCCTTCATCACAATGAAAAGAAGCTTGGAAAATTATGGTTTTTAAAAAAGATTCATATTACAACATTATCCCCACAATTAATAGATTATGCTATGTATGATGCATTATATCTTAAAAAACTCGCAAATAATCTAAAGGAACACATTGTTAATAATGGACTAAAATATAATCTAATAAATGAAATAACTAGATTTGTTTTATTGTTAAGGCAAGATGCATTAGAAATATCGAATATTGATACATTTAATTCTTTCATACTAGAAAATAAATCCACACTTAAAACTTCATTTCAATTATGTTATGATCGATTTTATGAAAATGTTGATTTGAATATTAAAAAAATACTAAATTATGGATTTTTCAGAAATAGAATTATGATTTTATTTCAAACAATTTATTTCATGACAAAATGTTTGAATGAAAAAGTAAAAATAAATAAATCCTTAGAAATAAATTCTACACATAAAAAATTCATAAAAAATTCATGGAATAAAATACAATATATAATAATGAATTTTCCATCAATAAATAAATTAATACAAATTTTCATGACCTTTATGTAATTTATGTTATTCAATATGTACAATCCATTGCTCAATTATATCAATGTTGTATTGTCTATTTAACAATTCTAATTCTACTGCATTAATTACATATCCAATTTGTTCCGTATCGCTAATCTTGATTTCTACTTTGTCCATATATCCATTTAAGCAATTAATCAGTCTAGACATTCGACCTGTGTAACATTTACATTGCGAATCAGTAATTTCATCGTTTAAAATCATTTTTATATCGGTACTATATTCATTGATTTCTATTAATGACAAAGTACATAGTAATAATTCTTCAAAAGTTATATTTAATGTTGAATGTATAGTTTTATCATCAATATATTAGAACTTGAAATATCCAATTCAGTAACTAAATCATTAATTGTCGAACCATCTTATAACCATTGTTTATATTCGTTAATAGACCACTTCAATAAGTAATAAAATAAATAATCATAAATATAAATTAAATCTATTTTTATTTTTCTGTTGCATTATGTGTAGATAATAACGTTTTAATAGAATCAATTATATCACAATTTATTCTAGACATGTCTGACATATTATATTGTTCAATGACTTCAGAAATTGAACACTTTTCTATAAATGCAAATGATGCCATAATAACTTTCATTATTTGAATTAATAATAGATATTCGTCTGTGTTATTAATTATACTATTTATATTAGTAATTTGGAGATAAAATTGCATAATAGGATAAATTTTATAGTAATGTAATTCTGTTAATAAAACACTATTCATCGATAATTTTAATGTTAAATCTGTTAATGATGCAACTTTACTAGCTTTATTTATCGATATGACTGGACAAGTTTTAGTAGGTCCTTTCCATAAATAATCATTCAGTTTGATATCCAAACAATTATACAATTGTGTGATTTCATAATCAATATTCAATTCTGATTCTATTTCTACTTCTATATCATTACGTAATGCATGAGAAATATTCATAATAATTTCATCAAAATTTAATTCATTACATCCTGTATTAAAATAGGTTTCTTTTCTTAATAATTCCAAAAATATTTTATCAGGCTGTGGTTCATCAAATGTTATACGTAAATTTCTACTACTAATTAATGTATCCACAATTAAATTAAATATAAACACAGATTTTGGAACTGATACTTTGATTACTACAGCATGTGGTTCTTCGTTTACTTCAATTTTAAATGATGGATATTTTCTCAATATAGTACCAACAATGCTAACAATACTATAAATAATAAATTCTTCATCACCAAAATCTATATTATCAAAATTCATATCATCACCTTCATCATCAGATAACATTGGATTTATAATTTTATGTGTTAAATTATGTTTATTCGCATGTAAATAATTTAATACTTCAAAAATGTTTCTATTAGGAATATCAGATAATATGCATTTTATATCATCTTCTTCTGTTGTTGATAGAATGTCATTGATACAAGTACTAATAGTGTGTTTTATCTTATGATCACAAATAGTAAATATAACATATTCATTAGTAATTTCATCAAATGTTATTTCATTATCAACAAATGTTTTTTTACATTGAATCAATTCATTTATAGATAATGAAATATCAGTATTATATTCAATATCAAATATATGGTCCATTATAATACTTAATCATTATGTACTTAATGTATATTATTCAATTTTTAAAAAAATGAACATTTGACATTTAAACAAATAATAAGTAGAATATGTAAGATGACAACAGTACAAGTACCAACCTTTATTATTAGTAGAACTATTAGGTGTAATGATACCGAATGTGACACCTCATTCGTTACGGATCATGTCGATACCAATGGAATTATTGTTACTAAATCCACTATTGGTAGAACATTTTTCCAATGTCCTAATGTAGCAGATGCTGAGCAAGTATTTAAACAATTGACAGAAAATGGTGACAAGCCTTCGTATATTACATATTCGTTGTTCTTTAAAAATCCAACACAAATGGACCAAGATACATTTAATGATGATATGTCATCAATTGTTACAAACATTTCAACAGATGTCAATGTAACTTATCAACGATTGGATAAAAATGGTTTTACCGGAAAGCTAGTCGTAGATGTTTTGGATGATTATATGAAGTTTAAGAACTTTAACGAAGACGATTCAGTAAAGTTTTATCATTTTGATTCCAATAGAAATAGAAATTTTCGTAAGGCTAGATCTGGATCAGGAGATAATGTTCGATCTGATAACCGATCTCGTGACACTCGTGACACTCGTGACACTCGAGACACGCGTGATAGAACTGACAATCGTGACAGAGGACGTAATAATGATCGTACAAATCGCAACAATAATAGATCTAATGACGCGCGTAATGTTAAAAGAACACCAAGAACTAATAGTGCTGTCAATGATATCTAATCATTGATATTTAGTTATACTACTTATTTTATTATTTATATTTAATGAATAATAAAATTTTTACTGATGATTTTTTCAACAGATTGTTATTTATACCGAATAATACTTTTTTTATTATAGGTACAAATAACAAAAACTATATTATCAAAGATATGTTGTATTTATTGAAAGATATATCATTTGGTGTTGTAATGTCAACAAATCAATTATATGATTCATTTTTTCATAAAAATTTAATTTTTCCAACGTTCAATCAAAAAGTTATTGATAAATTAATTAAAAGACAAAAGACAAAGAATAATAATACATTGTTAATTATTGATACAAATAATAATAAATTATTATTAACGAAATCATATTTTCACGATTTAATAAGGGCATGTGAACCACACAATATTACTTTATTATTTTTCCTAGATGATTTAATTGATGTAAAATATAAAATTAAAACAATTTCATATGTATTATTTTTAAAAGAAATAAATGAATTAAATAATAAAGCAATATATCAAAATTTTGCATATTTGTTTAATGGACAAAAAGATTTTGCATATGCGATGAATAAATTAACTAATTCACATTCTTTACTTATATATCAAAATGAATTCTTCTATTTTCGAAATTATTTAAATTATATGTATGGAATAAATTTTTACGATACGTAGTAATTATTTATACAGAACACTTTTGAAATTTAGGATCTAATATTTTATCAGAATAATAATAATCATATATATACTGTTCTGTAATTGTTTTAAATTTATTTCGTATTCTTATAGCATCTTTTTTTGCTTGATGCATTGGAAATTCTTGTTGTTCTTCCTTACATTTCGTATACTCTATTGTGCCTTTCCTACCACATCTAGCTCGCATGTTTTCGTATTTATATATAACATTATCAAATGTTTCTAATGATTTATCCAATTTTCGATTAACAAGATTATGAATTACAAACATCCAATAACATAATCCATCTCTAGTATCTATATAATCATCTAACTTTATATAGTTTAATAATTCACCAAATGCGCTTCTACATAAAGAACAAGGAATGACACAGCGTAATGATTCTATTGTTAATTTATATTTTATTTTATCATCGTTATCAAGTGTAACAGGACTTCCAAATGTTATATGATGTAATGTTTCCCAAGCATGAGGACCCCATGAATCAGTTTGCATAATAATATATTTGTAGAAAATATTTTTTCTACAAGTGTAAAAAAATTGATATATAAAGTTGTAAATAATATAAAATAATAATATTAATGTTCGAGTATTGTAAAGATTTAGTATATCGTCTATTTTATGGTGATGTTACACCGATTGCTAAAGTTGACGAATCTAATTTAAATAATAAAACTGTATTATATGATTTTCGAGATGATAAGAAAAACTATATTGAGAAATGTAAACCAAAGATTGACGAAATGATTGATAAAGGTTTACTAGTTGATTTTGATAATTTGACAAATTCTAAAATGGATGCATTTCGTTCAAAGTGGTCTTTAACTAGTAATGAATTTAATGATTTTGATTTAAAACATGTTATATATTTTAAGCCAATTATTAAAAAAGTATTAAATAATGATTATAACTTTTCATTAATAGAACTAGATATGTTATCA